GTTGATTGTAATTGCCATATTTTAAATGTCGTTTAATTGATTCTCTATTGTTGCGCTAAAGTCTTTCGCGTATGCTGCGACTACCTTCGATTCGTATTCGTCCCAAATGTTCTCCATTGCGTAGTCAAATGCTTTCCACCCCTTGATTCCGTCACGTCCTATCTTGCGAGCAATTAAGAAAGCGACTTGTCTTTTGAGCGCTTCCGTTGGCTTCTTGAATTTACCGCTTTCCTTGTCGCGTAACTTGATAGGCTTAATTCTCATCCATTCAAGAATCGCGTCAACAGGCGGTTGCTTTCCTGGTTTCCTTCCGTTCTCACGCGCAAGAAAATACTGCGACGCCTTACCCTTCGCATAGACCGAAACGTTGATGTTTTGACCTTTGATTTGTAACCTGTATTTCAAAGACTTTTCGAGCGTACCACTTGCCACCGCGTTGGTGAAGTTCTTGCCGACCTTTCGCTTCATACGATAGTCGGACTGCATCAATTCGACAAAGCGTTTTGCCATATCGTTGACCACAGCGAAGAAGTTTGGTGCGCTCTGTTCGTTAGCCATTGTCCTTCTCTTGCTCCTCTTTTATCTTGTTGAAAAACTGAATCAATGGTAAGCCAAATTTGACAGGCATTTCTTGAATGAAAGCATCAAGTTGCTTCAAATGTTCCTCTGTAAGATTCATAATTATAAAGATAAAATTGTTACTCCTATTGATTTAGCCACGCACTCGGTTACCCACTCGTTATCCGTTCCCCAACTTGCGAACTCTTCTTCAGTCAAAGTGTAGTTACCATTTGAAAGGACTGTGCCTTCTTCAGTCTTTAATTCGTAGTAGGTAGTGCAAGTTGTTGCAGATGTTTCGAAGTTCAGAATGAGTACACTCATCTCTGTTGCTGTTCCTGCGTTGAGAGGAAAAGTGATTGGTTGAATTTTAGACATTATTTTATATTTATTTATTATACTGAAGTTATTGTTTCCCACGCTGATGCGCCTCTTACGCAAAGTTTACCCAAAGTTGTATCGTAAACCACAAGACCTACCGCAGGTGATGCAATAGCGTTCTTTTGCGTTGTGGTCATTCTCGGAGGCAAGAAACCTTGCGTTGTGCTTTCAATAGTTAGCTTTGAAGATGCTACATCTGTAGTAGTTCCTACAAGTACATTTCCATTAATTGCGTTTGAACTTGCGCCTGCAATTATCACAGTTCCGTCTGGATTACAAATAAGAGGCACACGATAACCACCCCCAACTGGACTTGGAATTCCGCTGTTACTCCAATATCCCCCAACAATTAGAAATGAACCAAGAGCATTTCCGAAAGCAGTATCTCTTCGCTGTCCAAATGTCCAAGAGTTAACATTTCCAGAAGAAATATTTGTGTTTATAAATCCAAAATCTTGATAATTGGTATCTGATGCAAGGAATCCTCTCGCAGCAACTTGACCAGACATTTTACCAAGTATTAAACCCGAAGAAGCGTCTGTATAAACAGTCGTTCCTATTTTAGTTTGAGCAGTAATTGTAGCAGCACCACTCACCCTCGCCGTCCCATTTACATCCAACCTAAACCCTGCGTCTGTTGTTGTGCCGATAAGTATGTTACCATTACCTAACAAACGCATTTTTTCAGTTCTTGACGTTGTGCCGTTTGCAGTTGTTTCGAAGGCAAGATAACCACCTGCCGCAGAGCCTGTGAAATTCTCGGCTGCAAATCCAATTAAAGCGCAAGGATTGTGAAATCCACTTCCTGTATTGTTCCCGCTAAAAAAGAATCCCCCCAATCTATCTCCACTAAGTAAAGCAGAAGGAGATGCTATTGAGCCTCTTGATTTTCTTACTAAAAAAGCACCTGCGTTTCCTGCTGTATTGCTATAAACAGCAGACTGAATTTCAGCCAATACATCATCGGTAACACTAAATTTAGAAGTGGTTGTAGCCGCGCCAATTCTAAATCTTTTATTCGTATCATCCCAAAACAAGTTAGCGTTATCCTGCGCTATGGTTGTGCCGTTGCTGAATAGAACGCTGCCGCTTGTCAAGGCAGGAAGGTTGAACTTGCCGTTGAACGTAGACCAATCTGTTGAACTCAAAGCACCTCTGTTCGTTGCTGAAGCAGTAGGAAGGTTGAACGTGTGCGTACTTGTCGCAGACGAAATACCGAAATCAGTTCCACTTGTTCCCGTTGCGAAGTTCTGCACCTGTGCCGTTAAACCATTCAAAGCAGTCAAGCCTGTTGAGAATGTCGTTATCACTTGACAAAGATGACCGTTCTCGGTGTGAAGTTTAATCGTTCTACCCGAATTGTTGACGTAGATTCGAACCGCTAATCTGTCGGTTAAAGCTAACGTGGTTTGTGGTACTGCTATCGCGCTAACGTAAAGGTGTGTTGCCGTTCCGTTCGTTATGCCTTCTGGATTAGCTGAACCCGAAGCAATCAAAGATAATGTCGTGCCGTTCCACTTGTATAACTCGATGTAATATGAAGGAGTACCGCCATTACTCGATGCGCTGAAATAAGTTTCGAAGTTCCAATTTCCTGCGGGTATTTCTAACAAGTTTGGAACGTTAGCGTCTGTGATAAAACTTTGAATATATCCATTCGTTGCAATGGTGAAATCTGTTCCTGCACCTAAGATAGGTGTTCTGTCCATTTCTCTAAAAGCAACACCGCCAAATGTTCCTTGCGACACCGAACCATTCAAATAGAATGACAATGAAGCACCACCGCCTGTTGAAGAAGGGAAGGTTGCAAGGCTTCCGTCACCTCTTACATATTGCGATACCGTTCCTGCACCTGTTACTGCTATATCTCCAGACGAAGTAATTGGACTATTCGCCACGCTGAACGCTGAAGGCATTGTTAGACCTACCGAAGTAACTGTTCCTGTTGGAATAGTTGGCTTGTTGTCTAAGTCGTTGTAATCATTCGAGAAAGCAACCGCTCCTAAATCTGCCGTGTTCGCCTTCAAAAGTATTTCTTCTTGCAAGTCGTCGATTGCCGCTTCAATGTCAATTATCGTCTGGCAAGAAGGAAGCGTTACGCACGTTAAACCTACTTCGTCGCTCAATAGATACCAACCACGCACCCCTTCGTCGTTCGTTCCGTAGTAGTAGTTCGGAGAAGGTTCTGCTTCGTCGTTCACCAACGAAACGTTTCCATTCTCGTCGCGAGTGATTGAATCGATGAACGTTAAAATTGATCCTGTGCCACCGCTTCCACTTTCAAAGAAGTCGTTCCACTCCGCAGGAATAGAACAAGCGTCCCAATAGTAAGGGACAAGAAGGTCAAGACTAACCGTCCAACCTGTTAGCGTATGCTGAAACTCCTCTAAGAATGGTTCAAGGCTTACGTTGTTAACCGTGATTAAGTCTCCAAACAAAACGCGGTGGTTCGTAATCTCAGCAATTAAGTCTTCTGCAATTCTTTGAAGGTCTGATAACGCTTCGCGTTGGTATTCGCTCTTATCTTCTTTGTCGCGTGGTAAGTCAGCAAGGACAATCTGAAAACTGAAAGTCTTCATCCCTTGCGAATAAGTCACGTTCGAAGGTATGACGTGCATAAATGGATATTCGCCAAACTTTTCAAGGTCGGAAACCTCGATTTGTCCGTGAGAGAATCTCTTTAATATAAAGTGTCCAGAGGCAAAAGCCTTGAATCTATCTATGAGCGCGTTGTAACTTTGTACGTTCGACATAATTATAATCAATTAGGTAAGTCAAAAATGTAAATATTTCCCAAGCACTTTTTTCCGTAATTGCGTCCAACTTTGTTATATCGCGTCCGCACGCTTCCATAAAAAGGTGGTACCATCCGTAGCGTCCCAACACTTGGTTTAGGTTGTCTCTGTCTTCAATTGCTCCGTCAACTCCTCCGTCAACTTCTTGACTTCCGTCTCCAAATAGTCGAGCGAAGTGTTGCTTAGTTCGTTGAGCAAAGTCGAAAAAAAAAGCATCGCACCGTTGAATTGTTCGAGCGTCATCTGCTCAACATAGCCTTCAACGAGTTCACGATTTTGTTTGCTGTGTGGGATTATTGTGTACTTTGTACCTACGCGTTTGTCGATAGGTCGGTAAAGCGTTCCCATTATCTTAACCATATTTGTTGACACATCCGCAGCCCACGTTGAAATGTCCGCGTACTCCCCCATACTGATTGAGTAAAGGTCGGGAATGAAACCAAAGTCCTTATCTTTGATTGTTATTGTTTCAAAGAACTTTGCGCTCTCATTTAGTAGTGTTCCTTCAAACGTTTGGATTAACGTCGGCAAGTGTTGGAAGGGTATCTGCTCAGCCTGTTCTTTGGTCAAGTTGCTGATTGAAACTAAACGCTCAATGTCGCTTTTCGCGTTGTGGTAGTCAACGTATTGCTTGACGCTGATTGAAGAATAGTCAGCGGGTATGCTTACTTTTATACTCATTCTTTTGTTGTTTAATATCTACAATTAAGATGCTTTTGTTGACTACGAACCACAATACAAACACCCTTCGTCGTCGTCGTCGATAGTGTTTGCTTCGTTGTAGATGCGTATTGCTTCCATTTCAATTTGCTCTTTCGTCCACTCTGGATTGAAAGCGCGTATCTGTGATTTTAGAAAGTTTAATTTGTTTTCGCTCATTTGTTTTCTTTGTAGGTGTTAATACAAACTGCGTAACGTTGCGTTGAATCTGTGTATTCAGCAACCATTGTTTCGTCGCTCATACAACGAACAATAAATTCGTCTTTTGCTTCTGTTGAGGTTGGTATTGGTATTGGCATATCCTTATTATAAGTTTATTTTATCGTTCTTTGTCGCAAAAATCTACTATACTTGCGACGAATCCACATTATAAAGTTTACCCATTCGGGTGCTTTTATGTTCATTTTGCATATTACTTTACCCTTTCGGGTACGTTCATACAATCAATTGGTCAATGTCTATTTCGTGATGGCTGAGTAGTGCGCGAAAGTATTCAAAGACTTCTTCTATTCCTTCCTGATACGCGGCTTCTTGACGTTCGTTGTACTTCGTAAACTTCCTGTAACCGTTCATTTCAATTTCCCAAAGTAACGAAGCCATATCACGCGCCTTTGTTATTCTGTTGAACTCAACACGATCGTGTGAATCGTTAAGGTCAAATGTCAATGTTGCGGTACTCATAACTTGTCATTGATTATTATTTGAATAGGCGCATCGTTAACACCTGCAATTTCATTTCGCTCAACGTAACCTCGTTTCTTTCCTCGTGTCTTCAAATAGAAAATTGTTGCGCTTGTGTTGGGTGCGTCTTGAATACGTATTACTTCACCGTCTGGTGTTGACACCTCGCGGTGCGCTCCCTTAATTAATTCGAACAACTGACTTTCTGCGAAGTCAACAGCAAGGTCAGATAACGATTCAACCTTCGATTTGTAGTCTTCGTCATCTTGCAACCAACGATAGTGTGTTGTTCTGTCTATGCCTACAATCTCACACGCAGAAGTCACCACACCCAAAGTGCTTTCGAGAGCCTTTAGCATAGCAGTCTTTTTTAGTGTTGCGTTTTGTGGTTTGTTTTCTTCCTTGCTCATAATTTATAAATATAAAAACTACTCTCGTTTTCTTTTCGAAGGTAACAATTACCCTAATTTACTTTTGTAATGGTTAATAAGTTGCTCCATTTTGCTATCGTAGTATTTCGAGAATGTCTTGAACCCGTCGTTGTCCTGTTCGAATAGTCGAAAGAGAACACCTCTCAATCGTTGTGAGGGCTTCTTAAGCGTATCTTCTAACTCAGACTTGAGACTTTCTACTGCATCCAGTTCTTCGCGCTTAAAGTCTTCGTCTTTGAATGCAAGATAACCAAACTGATTTGCTATTGTAAATAGTTCTGACGCTTGTGAAGGTGAAAGTTCATTCGTTCCAAATGTTAGTTTGAGTGTCTTGTCCTTTCGTGTTGTTACTGCTTCGAGTTGAGCTGGAATGATTATCATACACTAAAGATACAAAATGAATTATTAACATTCAATAGTTGTTGAAATCTATTTGTTGTTTTATTGATTGAATGATGTATATTTGAATACTCGTTAATATAGAAGCATTGCCCCAAGCATTGTGCTGTTATTAAGTTAACGAGTACGGTGTGCGGGGCAACTTCTTTTGTAGCAATTTGAGAAATGGTCTTGTCCACATTCAACCCATACCAACGAAGTGTGAAGTTGGTGAATGAACGTGATAATTAGAAGGAAGGTTATTTGTAGTGGTAATGAATGACGTTAGTATCATTTATGAGATTATACAATTAACCAGTAACAACAGTTGTAAATAATCCATGCAATGCAGAGGTGCAACATGGGGGTGAAACTTAGACAAGTCAACTGATTGCCTGTGACCCATCAGGATCTTCTGAATTATGAGTAACTACTAAACACTATTAAGTAGTAGTTAAAAGGA